CTGCTTGCTTGCTTCAACCATGCACTCTCGCTCCGTCGCCATCGTAGGCTGCTTGCCTTGTGCCCAGAGCACTGCCCTCTTCTGATGGTAGAGTCCCATAGCGAACATCATGGCCTGCGGATGATTGAAGGTGTCAGGGAACTCCCCACGTAGAAGTTGTTCGGAAGCACTGATTTGTGGAGCAGAGGGGGCCGCAGGTGCTACCTTAGTCGCTTCTGCCGCTATCAGAGTCTTCTGAGCTTCCAGATCGTACCACTGCTCCTTCAACTTCTCCGACTCAGAATCAGGCTCCGTCTTCTGCGCCAGCAACCTCTGAATCATCTCTTGCTGTCGCCAGATGGGGGCCAACTTCTCCCGAACAATCTTGTCCTTGGAAACTTCCGCAGGGGCCACAGGCGCAGGCTGTTGGGGCTGCGGTGGAGGCTGGTATGCCTGCCGGCGAAGCTGGGCGTTCTCAGCTTCAAGATCGGAAATCTTCCGCCACCTCTCCGCACGTCGCTCGCGCCGCGATGGCCGCTCGGGCAACGTCACCCCTACTTCACCTGTCTCTTCGTCCTTCGTTACCTTGGGGGGTTCGGGCTTCTCTTCGGGTTCTGATTCCTTTTCTTCCCCCGCTTCCTCAAGAGCCCCTACTGGCTCCTTATTATCTTCTTCTTTCTTTCCTACTTCATTAAATAGATTAGCCATGGGTCACTCCTATTGGTCTGGGAAAGGTTGTGGATCGAACCGGGGAAGAGCACTGGAATCCATCTGATACTGATGGCGGCCTTCATCCCCTACCTTGATTTTCAGCTTGCCCTCACCGAGCAGCCGGCGAACATCCTCCGACCCCACGATGTCACCCGCACGCAGAAACATCAGCTCCACGTCGCCGTCCGCAGTAGTGTCCACCACGTGACGCCAGGGAGAGAAGCGGGCAACCCAGACGATATGACCCAGGTCGATGCCGAAGCCACGCAACTCATCCATCGCTGTCAGTCCTGCGGCCAGGAGTACCGCACGAGGAGACTCACGCTTCTCACGATCTAGAATCTTCGGGGGCTTGTAGATGAGTCCCCCCTCGATTGCCTTTTCACGTACGGCTTTCTCTTCCGGGAGCAAGCACACTACCACCCGGTCAAACGCAGGCTCGTAGGGGCATGAAGGAAGGTGGTACTTCTTGATGCGCTCTTGAAGGAGAGTCATTGCTGCACCTTCATGCCGAAGCCTGTATCGATGATACTCAGAAAGTTCTCGTAGGCCACCAAAGCTCCCCCCAACTCTTGTGAAGGTATCTCCCCTGATTTCACTTCAGAGAGAATCCTACTCTCTACTTGCAACTTGGCCCTCTTCACTTCCTTCATAAATTCCTGAGTCACGGGATGCTCTTTCCACTCTGCGAACTGTTCTTTCGACGGCATGGCTCACTCCTTTCAGATATTAACGAGGTGCCTGAAGCTTACCCCCAGGCCCCGGAACTTTGACTGGCCCTCCCGGTTGCGGAGGCCCCGCACCTGGGGGAGGTGCCCCTGTACCCCCAGGTTGCGGCGCCCCAGATCCCCCAGGAGGCACAGCGACAGGAGGAGGCATCGCAGCCTCCTCCGGCGTAAGTAGAAACGGGATCATGTCGTGAAGGCCACGCGCCACGAGCGAGCGCGACACAGCCTCGCGCAAAAATCCAGGCTTGAAGACCGTGGAGAACAGAGGGGGCGGGATAGCCTGAGTCGCCAGCGAGATAATCTGATCGGCCTCGGTGATACGCTGCTGTCGAGTCGCGAACCGAGTATCCGCCGTGAACCAAATCTCTAAGTCTTCCGCGTACAACTCTCGGGAAACCCGAATACTAGACGCAGTACGAGTACGCGGATCTACCACGTCCAACAGTTCTGAATCAGAAAGGAAGACGGCGTTGAGCCGCGCGTTGTTGCGCATCACCTGCCCTAAGAACTCCAAGAAGTTCATGGCGAGCACGGTGAGCTGCTTCATCGCCTGGTCTACACGAGTAGCGAGGCCCCGGTACGTCTCGCTCGACTTGCCAGGCTCTCCCGACAGAACCTCCGGTGCTGAAGCTACCCCATCGGCGCTGGTCAATTGAAGTTGCAGCATCTCCATGAGCTGCGAGTTCGCTTGAGGGAATTGAATCACATGGATGAGTTCGTCCAGCTTCTTACCAGCCGTACGAACCTTCTGGAACTTACCCGGAGCAAGACGGATTTCACCACTCTCCATAGCCTGAGCATCTGCGAACCCCGTTGCGGTGTTTGCCAGCGTAGCGGAGTCCACGAATTGATCCGCGAGGATATTAGCCGCTACGTTGAACTGTTCTAGCAGCAACCCGATGCCCATCCCCAGAGCCCCGTCCACGTTCTCGATGCAGACCCCGTGGGAGAAAGACTCTATCGCCCGCTTCCTCATAGGCACAGGAGGCTGCACTCCCCCAGTCATCTCGTCAGGCACAGCCCAGGTAGGCGGCGTGGGGGGCGGCACAGCCTGAGTCGCAATCGCCGTATGAAGCTGTAGCGCTTCGTCTTGCGGAACGTCAGGCATCGCCAGACGCGCCATGGCGGCGTGCTCGGCCTGCTGCATAGCCTGATGGCCCTGCATAGCGTTTTCGTAGTCACCCATATCCTTGAGCTGGCTGTTGTAGCGAGCGCGATCCGAAGGGTCGGGCTCTTCCCGCAGATAGAGCCCTACCAGCTTGCCGGTATTGTAATCCACCGTTGCCACTACCGGGCGCTCTTCTCCCAGCCCATCCTTGGCATCGTCATCGGGCAGAACCACCCAAAGATGCTGTTCGATCAAGGTGTAAGGTGCGGCCGAGGAGTTACCTCCCGGCATCGAACGACCTTCCCACTTGGAAATCTCAGGGCGGATCGTATACGAGATATCAGATTCAAACGAAGCCTGCTTCTTCCCTTGAGCCTCCGCAGTATCATCCTTGTTAGCCCCTACCACCTTATCAATCTGACAGTAAATCCCCTTGCGCTCCAAGGTAAGCAACTCGCGCTTGAACTTCCGCACGATGCGGGTCTTTCTGGGAACATCTGAATAGTCAAGAGCGGTAGTCTTCCATACAAAGGGAATGACGAACTCTTCACAAGTTAGAAGTTCATGCCGGTTCCTGTGACCCTCGATATTCCTGAAGGAATGCATGGTGCAATCCCCATTGGTCACAAACTCCCACAACGCTCGACGACACTGCTTGAAGAAATCTTCTATCTCAGTTCTGATTTGCCAGTTACCATGGAGGGTCAGAATCTCTGCCCGGTCCCGGTCGATGGAACGACATGGGATTACGTTGAAGACGAAGTTGGTGTCCGGGAACATCTCAGAGTAGAGCCGGTGTACCAGGCGCAAGACTCTCTCAAGCATGACGGGAACATTGATGTTGGCGCAGTCCTGAAACGGCAGTTCTTTCGGGTCAAGATCCCCGTACAAAAGTTTGGCGCGATTGAGGCGCTTCTTTCTCCATCCAGAACAAGAGTCCCAATCATCGTGGAAATCATCAATCACCTGCGCAGCAAGTTTCTTCACAAAGTCAAGAACCTTCTTGTCCAAGCTCTTCAGCATCCCAGGAACAAGATTGAACACCTCATCGGGAGTTTCATCTCCCACACCAGGGAGCGTGACAGAGACGGTCCCGTCATCGTTTGACTCAACCGCAGTATCTTCAGGAAGCACATCATCAGTAATCATAGCTAGGCTCCGGTATTTCTTTCCCTTGTACTTTGTACTCTGTAATACACGCAGCAACAAGTTCCAGGATAATCAAAACTGCGCGGGTGGGTGAACTTCCATGAGCAACTAATTCTGGGAACTCCTTCACCCGAATCACATAGTCCCCTTCTTCATCCTTTTTCAGAACATATGTCCAAGAAGGCCCTTGGAGTAAATTCACATCACTAAGGTTGCTCATCCTGCAACTCCATAGGCGCCCATCTGCGAGTGGCGTCTTTTTGTAACCTCGTCTTCAGGCCAGTCATCCTTATAACCCTCTGGGTTAACGTCGTACTTTGGGACCACGGGCCTACTCATACAAGCATAGAAATCACAATCTAGCCAGTGGTTCTGTCCCCGGTCGCTGTCAGGCACCTCTGGATCGTTGGAGTCCACCTTGATGGTAGGCAACGTCTCGCAACTCTTCTTGCAGGTTTTGAACCACGAAATCCCCGGCCTACCCTTACCTGCATCCGGTACGTCCCGCAGACGGTGAAGTAGTTGAGTAGTCCCAGCATGGCGGCCCTTGGAAGCACGTTCCCAGAACACGCCCACCGTAGACATGTTCTCCGCAATGGTGGGGCCGCTCTGCCCCGTCTCGGCCCAAATCTGATTGTCCGCAGGGCATCCCACCAACTTGCTAACGTTACGTTTGAGATCCCACTCCCCGTACTTCTTCTCCTCCTCTCGGATAGAAACAGCAACGTCCAAGTCAATCTTCTTATGATAGTTGCGCTCGCGGTAACATACCAAGCAGCCGTCAGTATCCACCGCATACCACTTCACCACGGCGTAGGTCTTATAACCCCAGTCGAGCACCCGGAACTTAGTCCACCCCGAGGGGATGGGGTAAGGCTCGACGAAGTGAACGCTCGGAATACACTCCTCTGAAAAGAAGGCTCCCTCGATCACATCCCAGCGACCCCCCAACCTCGCCATTCGAATATGGGAGGGTAACTCCTGCAAGGTGATCTCGTAGTCCCTTCTGAACTGCGCGTCGGGGTTGTCTCGCAGAAGCGCGGGGATGAAGACTCTATCCCGCACCTCGTAAGACCCATCTTCCATCCGTACCTTGTTCCTTATGAGAGTGTTGCCCTCGGGGGCGGGGTCCACGAAGTACTTCTTGACCCACCCTGCCTCGGGGTTAGTTGCGGACACCACACGAAGAAGCTTCTTCAGTACAGGATCAGAGGTACGCACCCTCGACCGCATACGGTTGTACTGCTCTTCGGTGAACTGCACCACCTCATCAAACTCTACTTCGGTGAACTCCTGAGAGTCATAGATGCGCCAGTCGCTCTCCTTGCTCATATGAGCGAACTGCACCTTGTACCCGCAGGAGAACGTGAAGGTGTAGTTCTCCTCACTCCACCCGGGAGCGGCGGGGTCGATGGAGGTATATAGGTCACGTGCGATGAGCACCGTCTGCGCCAGCATAGGGTACTCGCGTCGGAAGTGGATGCACCACCCCACGGACTTCTCAATCTCCCCCCGCCGCCAGCGCTCGTGCTCGACGGGAAGCTGCACGATGATGGGGTCTCCGATGAGCCAGGTGGTCTTACCCGGCCCCGCCGCGCCAGCATAGCATATCTCTCTGACACGCATATCGTGTGCGCGCTGCTGAGAGGGCGAGGGCTTGTAGATCAATACTCCTCCACAACCACGCGGCCGGCGCCACCTACCCCACCCACCTGCCCTACACTTCTGAAAAGTCCCCCACTTCCCCCTCCACAGCCTGCGGCACTCGAACCAAATCCAGCCCCTTCACCATCCCCCCCGCCCCCATCATTAAAAACACGCGATCGTCCACCCCCCCAACCACCCCCTGCACCTGAATGCCCTCCAAA